GGTCAGGACGGGAATCGGACCCGTCTCACCGTCCACCAAAGGTGGCTGGGTGTCGTACTGCCTGTACGCTGACCTGACGACCTTGTCGTGGCGTGAATCAGACCAAGCGATGCCGTCTCAACTACAGCGATGCGGGATTCGTAGAATCATGTGGCTGTCGCTCGTGTTGGCGGACCGCGAACCGTCACCATGTTCGGCGAGGTTCTAGGGTACCCTTGGCCCGACCCTTGCCTACGACGAAGTCGTCGCGGACACAAGGCTCAGGGTGCTCTGCATATTGTCCACGAGGCGAGCACCACCCCGTAGGACCTTGGCCGAATCGCACTAGAGTCTACCGACGAAGTCGGGCTACTGTGTGTTTCACGGCAACGCTCACCGAAAGGTCGTAGCCTGTCGCACTACGGAAGTTCACACTTTCTCCCGTAGGGAGGGATTCGGTCACCCTCACGCTCAAGGCCACCTCGTGCTGTGGCGTTCGTTCCAATCGCTACCCGAACGGGTCACCCCGTCGGACACTGGAATCGCTAGCGGCTGTTTCCGAGATTCGCACTGGCTGTGCGGTTCTCTCGGTTGCTCCCGTCGGCCCTACCGTGGTTCGGTCGGTGCCGTCGCTAGATGTCCCACACTGTAAGGGACGGTCCGACCCGATGTCAAGTCCCTCACTGCCCCGAGCCTTTCCGCGCTGTTCTCCGCCTCGGAAACACGCGGCAGTGCATACGACGCACACACATGACACACGGGAGCGGTCACGCACGCGCGCCCGAATAGCACCGCTGTCAAGCACCTGTTGGGACGGTTGGTCCTATGCCCCGAAACTGGGGGCAGGCAGGACCGATGGCGCGAACCGTAACACGCGCGCAAGCACGGGGGGTACGCATGGGGGGGCACGGGCATGCGCGCCTATGGGAATCCTATAGTCGAGAGCCGTGGCGTTATTTGTACGGTTTGGGGGGATACCAGATGTTATTGTGTGTGACCGTGGTCACATGCCCCTAGTGTTTCACATGAAACATCCTGATAGGATACTAGATTGTTACCACTTTACTTTGTCTGCCCAGTAGGCGGCTGACATCTTTCCTTTGGCAATGTTCTTGCCATGGCGTGCCTTGAACGATTTGCGCTTCGCTGTCATCTTGGCAGACTCCCCAGCCTTGGGTCGTCCTGCCGTCACCGCACCCTGTTCTCCGAAACGGATGGTCTTGATTTGGTCGCCTTGCTTGGCGACCACCGCATGGGATTTCTTGGGGTGATTGGGTGTCCGTTTCGGCTTATTGTAGCCTGTGACCCCCGCCCTAGTTAGTCTTGGGTCCCTAGAGGTTGCCATTACTTTACTCCTCTGGCGCGACGACCTGCCGCTTTGGCGGCGGGCGTATTTGATACGAACTGCTGTCCACGCTTCATGCCTTGACGCTTCTTATCGCTGGTAGCCTTGTATTGGCTGGGGGTCAAGGACTGGATGGCTTTCTTCGGCAGATACCGTTCACCCGTAGCCTTAGGTCCTTGCGTAGACGGTTTGCCTGACTTGGTACCCCACTCCTCTTTCGTCCATTTGGACAAAGATTTCTGTTTAGATGTCTTGGACCCCGTATATCCCCCACCTGCGGCTTCATACTTCTGAGCCACCAGTTGAGCCTTGCGAGCAGACCACTGGTTTGGTTTCCCACCCTTGGAACCAGCCTTGACCTGAGAAACAATCCGTTTCCGCAAACTGGGATTAGTATACCCCACTAGCGTGACTTTCGGCCATACTCACGGCGGCGTTCAGCCGCCGACTCGCGCTTCTCATGCTTGGCACCCTCCATTAGTTTGCCATTCGGCATACGATGGTACCCCTTGGGAACCTTCTTTGAGGCCGTCTTCACGGCCGCGGTCTGCTTCTTGGTCTTCTTACTGGCCATAACCAGTACCTTCTTTCCTGCTGTCCACGCACTATAGTATATGGTACCATGCCATGTCACTAGCGTTCCATGTCATGGTACTACTATAATACAGAAACCCCCCTCTATTATCTCCCCCCGCGTTCGTTTCCGAAAACGAACGCCCAACCCATTAGTATGACCAGTGAAATCAGCGCGGACAACACCCCCCTACTGGACGCGCGACAAGAACAATACCTAGAGTGGTTGGTGACCCCAGCGTCCGAACGCATCCCCCCAACCCAACAGGCATTCGCCAAACAGGTCGGAGTTGACCCCACCACCCTACGGAGGTGGGAGAAGAAGCCTACCTTCAAGGGCGAATGGGACCGCCGAGTCAGCGAAATCCAAGGGTCCCCAGAACGCACCCAGAAACTACTAGACGCACTATATGCCAAAGCCCTAGGTGGGGACAACAAAGCGGCTCAACTGTACCTACAGGCGACGAATCGCTTGTTGCCGCCCACAACGGTTATCAATACTGGTTCCAAGGCGGCAGAACTCAGCGATGAGGAGTTGGACGCTCTGATTCTCAATATTGCCGAACACCAGTCTAAGCGGCCCAAGGCCGTGTAGTTTATGTCTGGTAGGACGGTAGACTGTTATGTTTGCGGGGACGAGTACCCTGCTAGCATGGGCAGGTGTCCGTTCTGCGCTCCGCGCAAACGAACGCAAACCCCATTTGTAGAAGTTGTTGACGAAACCGAGGACGACGAATGAGCATTTCTAACTATTTGGAGAACAAGTTGCTGGACACCCTGCGTGCTCAGTCGCTGTCTATTGCTGCTGTGTACCTGAAGTTGCACACTGGTGACGCTGGGGAGGATGGCACGGCTAACGCCGCCTCCAACACCAGCCGTCAGCAGGTCACCTTCTCCACTGCCGCTAGTGGTTCTATGGCCAGTTCGGCGGCTGTGACTTGGACGAATGTGTCCAACACGGAAACCTATACGCATTGGTCGGCTTGGGATGCCAGCACTGCTGGCAACTGTTTGTGGACTGGTGCCCTTAGTTCGTCCGCCAGCGTGACCGCTGGCGACACTTTCCAAATCACTAGCCTTACTTTGACGCTGGACTAATCAATGGCTACTAACTTTCCCGCTTCACTGGATGCGCTGACAAACCCAGCATCCACAGATTCGCTGAATAGTCCGTCGCATTCGGCGCAACACGCCAATGCGAACGACGCTATTGAGGCTTTGGAAGCCAAGGTTGGTGTTGACGGTTCTGCCGTAACAACTAGCCTTGACTACAAGTTGCGTTTCCAGTCGGCACCTGTTCTGATTTCCCCCGAGGAACGGTGGACTGTTTCTGCTACTGCCGCTACGGGTACGGTCAATGTGGATGTCTCAACGACATCTGTCGTTTACTACACCAGCAACGCTAGCGCAAACTGGACTTTCAACTTCCGTGGTTCCAGTACGACAACTTTGGCTTCAGTGTTGGAGACAAATGATTCGGTTACTGTTTCGTTTGCTGTGACAAACGGTGCAACCGCATATCGTGCTACGGCTTTCCAGATTGATGGCACTAGCGTCACCCCGAAGTGGCAGAATGGTTCTGCTCCTGCGGCGGGTAATGCGTCTTCTGTGGATTTGTATACTTTCGTTATTGTCAAGACTGCGGCTACGCCGACTTATACTGTATTCGCTAGTTTCACTAAGTTTGCCTAGGTTCTAGTATGCCGATTATTTCTTCTGCTGGTGGTGCTCGTGGTTTGGGTTGGACTGGTGGCGGTTCTGGTATTGTTGCTAGTGGTGGAACAGAAACAACCATTAGCGGCTACAAGGTACATACTTTCACTGGTAGCGGTTCTCTGGTTGTTTCTTCCATTCCTAATGGCACTACCTTTGAATATTTGGTTGTTGCTGGCGGTGGTGCGGGCGGCAAATGGCAGAACTCATTATCCTCGCCCGCTGGTGCTGGTGCGGGCGGTCTAAAGAGTGGAACATTCTCGCCAACTACAACTACATATACTATTACTGTTGGTGCTGGTGCCGCCGCAAACTCCACTAATGAAACAACTGGAGCAAATGGTTCCGATTCGTCTATCGCTGGTTCTGGTTTGACCACTATCAGTTGCACGGGCGGAGGCGGAGGTGGCACGCCATTATCGGCCGCTGGTAATGGCGGTTCTGGTGGTGGTGGTGGTGGTGAAGCATGGCTCGGGGCTGGGGTTCAAGCGGGAGGAACTGGCACTAGCGGTCAAGGATATGCTGGTGGTAGTGGTGGAACATCATTGGCGGAAGTCAAAGGTAACGACGGACCATTGGGCGGCGCGGGCGGCGGTGGCGGTGCTGGTGCCGTTGGGTCTAATGGTGGAAATGCATCTGGTTCAACTGGTGGTGCTGGCGGAAATGGTGGAGTTGGAGTTTCCAGTTCTATTTCTGGTACTGCCACATATTATGCTGGCGGCGGCGGCGGTGTCTGTGGAGCAAACACCAATGACGCTAGGACTGCCTCCAATGGAACTGGCGGTCTGGGCGGCGGAGGAAACGGCGTTGTTTCATCTACTGCCCCAAACGGAACAGCAAATACTGGTGGCGGCGGCGGTGGTAACGGTGGCACT